AATACACGTCACGCCAGGCGACCAATAGATATTGAACGGATTGACCCGTGCCCAAAACATCTGAGGTTTCTTCTGGAGGATCGGCCGGCCCCCGACCCAAGTAAGCTTGGGCGCCATCCTAACGATGGGGCCTTTAATGCACGCGAACGGAAACAGCGGCAGATCAACCAAAAACTGCGCGAGGGCGTCATAGAACCCACCGTCGTGCAGAATATCCTGGATCTTATCGGCGACATTCTTTGCTTGGACGCCCGCGGTGCGCAGCGCAGCTTGCTGTGCCGCATGCATCAGGCTCGAAAACCTGGCGTGCACCTGATCCATAATGACCGGTTGCCCGGCCTGCTGTAACCCCATGACCTCGGACGACAGCAACTGGACGATGTTGGCCTTGATCTCGGGCGGCACTGGCGGGTCGGGCTGCGGCGTGATATCCCACGGCCGATCGGCGCCCATATACACGTCACGCAAAAGACTCGTGGCGCCGCGGCACTTGACTGCGACCAGGCGCGAATAAACCTGCGAGCCGCCGAACCGCAATATAGCGGCGAGCTTATCCGGGTCGTATTTACCCTCGAACATCCTTTGAGCACGTAACAACCGCCAATTCAGCGGGTTGTTGCCTTGGTTCCGGTGGTTGCGGAACATCATCCACCGAATGCGCACGTAAGCGCCCAGATCCGTCGCAGGATCAGACCGGCCCGGCCGATTCTGCGCGGATGCCGCCGCGAGCCTGGCGCGGTCCTGCTCGTCGAGCTGGGCAGGGCTGACCACGCGGAGCAGGCCACCGGCCCGGCTCGACGCCGGAGGTGTGGACGAGCTGACGCCTGGAATCGCCTGCGGCATCTACCTTTCCTAAACTACAGTTCCTATAGTTATATATGCCGATGCGTAAAATCAACAGTGTTGTGAGATAGACCCCCATGGACGACACCGATGAACTTCTCAGGATGCCAGCCGCGCCCGAGCTCGACCCCCGATTACGCATACCGTTGCTGCATGACCTTGCCTACGGGCTGCACGAGCCCGAAGACCTAGGCCGGCGTTATGGTCTAGGTGGAATAGAGGGCCTCAAGAGATTCTTGCACGACAACCCCGAGTTCAAGAAAGAGGCCCAAACACTTCGCGCCTTGAAATCAAGCGATGTGAGTGTGCCCGAACTCGGAAGGACTATGGCGGGTCACGCCAGCATAGAGCTCGTCCCGGACATGGCCGGGATAGCTGCGGACCCCAAACACTCAGCCGCCGTGCGCATCGACGCATTCAAGCAACTCAACCGCATGGCTGGAATAGACGGCGTAGCTGTTGCTAATAGAAACAGCGAGGCCGCCGCCGGAACGCAGTTCAACCTAGTCATAAACATGCCAGACGGCAAAACTGAGCGGCTCACTACTGTAGTGGAAGCACCAACCGCCGCGCTGCCAGCGCCCGACGATTCAGAAGAATAATTATGTACGGACGAAATTATACTCCGCCGCCCACGGTCGGACGGTTCATGCTCGATAACGAACATTTAGTACGGGTGCTTGTCGGACCGGTCGGTTCTGGTAAGTCGATGGGCTCTATCATAGAAATCATGCGCCGGTCTACCCAACAAACCCCCTACAACGAAATAAGATACACCCGCTGGGCTTTAATAAGAAACACGTTGCAACAATTAAAACAAACTGTTCTCTCAGATATCCAACAATATTTTGGGTCGATCATACATTATTTCGTTTCAGATAGCACAATCCAAATCAGGCTTCGACTACCCGATGGAACGCGTATTCATTCAGATTGGTTGCTATTACCACTAGACACCAAAGAAGACGTACGAAAACTACTATCCATGCAGCTCACCGGAGCATGGATCAACGAGCTCCGCGAGATCCCAATAGAAATCATACCTCGATTAATTCGCCGATTAGGACGCTACCCCAGCAAAGAGATGGGCGGCCCGAGCTGGTACGGGCTCATCGGCGACACGAACCCGTGGGATACCGACAGCCCCTATCACGATCGCCTAGTCCTAAATCCGGACCCGAAATGGGCGCTATACCATCAACCGTCGGGCGTCGGTCCTTACGCCGAGAACGTCGAGAACCTACCGCCGGGATATTACGAAACCGTCAGTAGCGAACATGATATCGACGAATACCAAGTTTATGTAGAAAGCCAATGGGGAACCTCGAACGCCGGCCAAGCAGTGTTCCGGAAGTCCTTCCACGCACCGACCCACGTCAAAGACATGAAACTAATCGTGAACCCGAACCGGCCGCTCATGGTCGGACTGGATTTCGGCCGGACCCCCTGTGCGCTGATAGGCCAGATCGACAACTACGGCCGGGCGATCATCATGAAGGAGGTCGTCACCGAGGGGATGGGCTTGCTCCAAATGGTCGACGATCATCTCAAGCCAGTCCTAATGTCCGAGCCGTTCGCCGGCCGAAGGATTTTCATAGTCGGCGATCCTGCCGGACGACAGAGGTCACAAGTTACCGAAGAAACCCCATTCGACGTGCTTAAAGACGAAGGGTTGCTGGCTTACCCTGCCAGCACGAACAATATCGACAATAGACTATTAGCAGTTGAAAGACTATTCACGAAGCAGATCTCGGGCGAGCCGGCAATACAGATCAACCGCGAAGGCTGCCCTATCCTAATTCAGTCTCTAGGCAACAAATACCGTTACCGTAAAAAGCGCGACGGGCAATTCGAGGACACCCCCGAGAAGCTTCACCCATGGTCAGATATTTGCGATGCGCTCCAGTATTTCTGCCTAGGCGCCCAGATGGGCCTAGTCGGAAGAGTTCTCCTGCGGGATCGCGCACGGAGCACAGACCCCAAAGACCGCATCCCCGCGGCCGGCTGGACTTAAGGAGTTCTCGCGAAGGAATGGCCCCGCCCGACCCTTCGGTGGCCGATTATCGATCAAGTTCCCCGTCTCGATACAGTCAGCCAAGATCCCAAGGCAGGCCCGTGCCAACCCGAGATGGTGCGTCGGCCGCTCGGTAATCTCCGGATCATATTCTTCACCGTCGAGGTAGCACTGTATGTGCCGCATAGCCGCGCCGATGTACGTCATAGCCTCGACCGACTTCTCACGCCAGTTATAGGGGCCATACTTCCTAGCCCCCTCGGCAAACGCCAGCGCCTCATAAAGCACGCCGGCAGATGGAACGAGATGCACCGGGACCTTCAGGTCGCCATAGCGCTGCTTCGGATTCGGTGAATTGACCGCATGCCGCGGCACTCGACGCAACCCCACACCCTCAGCGAATGCCTTGGGATTACAGACAGCGCAGTGCTCATGTATAAGACAGCTGCACTGAATCATATCCAAAACGCCTCCGCGACGATCAATACGATCATGAGCACCACACGAATGATCTCAATCATGATTTACCCTCTTCACCTCGTAAACTCGTACAGTCGCGATGATTGCACGTATGCGCCAGGGCGTCGCCTAGTGCCATCTGCAGCACGAGAAGCTCAGAGCTAGACGCGCCTTCTGCCTTGATCGACTGCCCGCAAACATGAACGAAGAACCAGACAGTGCGCAACTGCCTATGCAGCATGAACTCGTAATGCGCAACGACTAGCCATTTCATTTCGCGCAGCTTATCGAGCGTGCTGTCGAGGAATTGATCCATTACCACCTCCCGATGTAATGACCGCCGCCACCGAACAGGGCCAGAAGCACAATCACCACAATAACCAGCCAGATCAGATTACCGCCGCCGAACCCAGGCCCGCTGCGACTGGAATACCAGTACCCACCGCCACCAAAGAGGACGAGCAGCACAACGATGATGAGAACCAGTTCCATGCCTACCTCCTATAGTCATGCTCGTGCTGCTCGCGTTCGTGCTCGTACTCGTGAAGCCGGACCGGCGGACGCCATTCGTGGCGCTCACGCCACTCCTGCTCGTGCCGCTCCTGTCGTGGCTGGCCGCATGCCCACGACCACCCTGTCCACCGGCAATCCGCCTGGGCCGGTGCTGCGAGCACGCCCAGCACCAGCATGGCCGACGCTGGTGCAAGAAAAACTGTTCTTATCATAGCATTTCACTTTCCGTTTGGTTGCACTGGAACGACTGCCGGTGAAACTACTGTAGGCACCGAAGCGCCGCGGTTTTCCATTACCGTAAAAATGGCCATGCCAAGGGCAACGACGAACATTGCCGCCGCCATCAGCCGGGCCGTATTGTCTGTTGCGCCCTTGTGGGTCGACTCAGAGCTGGTTATCCTCTCTTTAATGTCACTCACCTGGGCAGCCAGCGCCCCCGTTATGGTGGTGGTTTGCGTATTGAGAGCCTCGATCTGCTTCGTGAAATTCTGCTCACTTTTCTCCGCCGCAGCGGAGTTTGATTTGTTCTGGGCATCGACCAGGTTCTGTGCAGCGCGCAACGCCGCCTCTAAAGCGGTCTTACCCTCGATCTTGCTCTCCGCAAAACGAACTTCGATCCCTTTAAACTTCTCTTCGTGCACCTTCTCAATCCGCGTCATCTCGCTGATGAGGTATTCCCGCAGCGACGACATTTCGCGCCGCGCGTTGTCCTGCCCACGATTAAACTGTTCCGTAGTTAGGAGCGACGGGTCCGGGATCGGAATATTGAGACCGAGTCGCTGATCGCTCATCGCCTGTAACAACTACGATAACGCTAGTTGCATCCCGAGGGCATATAGCCCACTATCGACATGGATGCAACCAATTTTTGACGGAAAGTGCCGGTGCTAGTTTAAGGTCTTGACCGGCAATCGGACCAAGGTGTCATAATATCCCAGACAACGAATGCAATACGCACGCTTTGCCGAACCAGGCATGACCGTGCAGGACCGGGACGAGTAAAAGAAAATAAAAGATCTTGACCATCGACTGGGAGAGCGCCGAGAGCAACTGCCCGACCCCTCTCAGAGTCTCGGCGTCGCCATACTTCGCAACACCCGCATCAAGTGTAGACAGTGCCCCAGTGGCCACGAGCACAATGCGCTCCAGCGCCGATCGAACGCTGGCAATGGTATCGACGGGGAAGCTTACCGTAACCGTACGACTGCCGGACGGTTCTACCATATCCGCAGCTATGGCTTTCTCGGCGCGGAGTTGCAACGATAGATCAACTGGCACCCCAACTCTCCTTGTTAACCATTCCACCAAAGGAAGACACCACACATATAACCCCTAACGATAGTAAGCAAGGGGGTATATCGGTTAATTCACCCTGTGGCTATAAACCTTCCTAAGTTTTCGGTTCGTGTGTCTTTTTTCGGGCCTCTTTGCGAGCCTGCTGCCTCGCAAACTCATCCTTCTGCCTCGCAGGCTCGTGCAGTCGCGATCGAACTATACTAGCCTCTTGCCGTTTTGCGTTAGCGACAACATCCAGTAAGTCTTTGGATGGTATAATAAAACGTCGCCTAATAACACTATTGCGACGCTGCACATTACCTGGCTCGGTGTCGACCGCCAAAGTAATATACCCTTCGGCCAGCCTGCTGTTGAGCGCCGCGTCGACCGCAGCTATCGACCCCTTGATAGCCGCCGCGACGTCTTTACGTGGCGGGAACGGCTTATGCTGTTTGTGCAGCTCGACAATCAGCGCCAGCATATGCGCGGCCTTATCGGCCGGACGCAGGTTGCCATTGTCTGCTTTTAGCATCTCAATGATTGCATCAACTACAAACGGCGAAACCTCCGGTAGGTCCTGGTCGGCCATATCTTTCCTCACGTATCCAAGCCCTCTTGGAATGCGGCGAAGATATGAATACGAACTCTATTTGTCAATCAGGAATCAAATAAATACACGATCTATAGTTAATAAGTGTGAACTACCTCACACGGGAGGTCGACTGACCGATCAGTAACAATGGGCTTCAGATTGAGAACCTGAACCTCGCCGCCGCATCCGGTGTCGTACTGTATGGCGATAAGGACGGCCTCGACCGCCCCCGCGCCCATCGCACACGCACCCATAGCGATCTCCCGGCCGGACCCCTCACAGATAAAATCGGCCTCAATCGGGAAGAATGTCCCGCGGTGATCGACGAGCCAGGTGCTGGCCGCATGCCCGCCGGTGCTGGGGTGCACGACTATGGCCGAAAAACATCCCGGCTCAGTCTTCGGATCGAATTCGCTACCGCACGAGCTTGCGATGGGCGCGGGAAAGCCCCCATCAAAACGCTGATCACAAAGCCAGCGCTCGAATCGTTTCGCAGCTCCGTGCTCACCGCTGGCGCCGGCGATTAAACCATAGGGCGCGCGGAATATCTTCGAGACACTGCCACGCACAATGCCATTGTCGGTGATCCGCGAATCGCTCGCCATCACACCGTCGCGGTAGACGATAATGGTCATTAGGATTTAACCGCCACAAGGCGGAAGCCATATTTCGCCGCCATTTTGGCCAAATATTTGATCCGCTCCTCGCGCCACACCGACTCGCACTCAAGGCAATCCTGATCCCAAGCCTTGCCATGGCCGCACTGCTTCAAATCTGCGGCTTTTTGGGCAGCAGTCGGGATATCGTGTTCCAGCTTGCGGCTATGAACGGGGGTGACGATGGTCATGATTTTGGGCCCCCCTGGCGCTCGACGGTAATGATCCCAGCCTGCTCTGCCTCATCCAAGGAGAACAAGTCATTGCTTCCAGACCGGTGTATGTAAGGCAGGCTGAATACCCAAAATA